ACTGGGATGCGCTGGCCTCGATCGACAGCGTGGGCGGCGTGCTGCCGGCGGGCGAATACGAGTTCGGATCTACCTATGCCTTCCCCGGCGTCTTTGACTGCAACATGCGCCGGCGGCTGGTCACCCTGCCCTACATCCCCGGCGACTTCTGGGATGACCATTTCGAAGACATCGATACTTGGGACTTGATCGATGGCACCGGTGGCGATCGCGTGAACGCGCTCACCTATGTGCGCACCACGCAGGACGACCCAAGCGGCACACCGACCTGGAGTGCTTGGCGCGAGTTTGCCAACGCGATCGTGCGGGGTCGTGGCTTCCAGTTCAAGACGGTGGCCACCAGCACCGACCCGACCCAGAACATCCTCATCGAAGAGCTTGGCGCAGAACTTGAGCTGCAGCAGCGCACCGAGCAATCAGCGGCGCTGACAAGTGGCGCGGGTGCGTATACGGCCACCTTCGCTAATGCCTTCTTCGAGGCGCCCAGTGTCGGCGTGACTGGTTTCGACATGGCCACCGGCGACTACTTTGAAATCTCCTCTGTTGCGCGGACAGGGTTTGCAGTAACCTTTAAGAACAGCGCCGGCAGTGCCGTGAGCCGCCAGTTCACCTACACAGCCATCGGGTTCGGGAGGCAGATCTAAGGCATGGCTCAGCACGACTACAACTTGGCCAACCAGTCCGGCCTTGCCTTCCGGCAGGATCTGAACAACGCGCTGGCGGCGATCGTCAGCCAGAACAGCGGCGCATCAGAGCCCAGCACCACCTACGCCTATCAGTGGTGGGCGGACACCACCACGGGCCTGCTGAAGCTGCGCAATGCAGCAAACAGCGCATGGATCACGATTGGCACGCTGGCCAGCGCGAACCTTGGCCTAGCACCAGCCGCCAGCCCGACCTTTAGTGGCACTGCCACGTTTACCGGCAACGTGCTGCTGAGCGGTACCGGTGTGCTGGACTTGCCGGTTGGCACAACAGCCGAGCGCCCCGGATCGCCCACTTCGGGCATGATCCGATTCAACACCACGCTCAGCCAGTTCGAGGGCTACAACGGCACCGCATGGTCGCAGGTGGGCGGAGGTGCCACGGGCGGAGGTGCTGACACGGTGTTTCTGGAGAACAGCAACACCGTCACCACCAGCTACACGCTGAGCACCGGCAAAAATGCGGTCTCGGCCGGCCCCGTTACGATCAACGCAGGCATCACGGTCACCGTGCCGTCCGGCGCCAGCTGGGTGATCGTCTAAATCACCGGACACCGCCATGACCCTCAGACTCAACGGCTCCACCTCCGGCTTCACCGAGATTGACGCTCCGGCGGTGGCGGGATCGAACACGCTCAGGCTCCCCACCGGCAACGGCAGCGATGGCAACATCCTCGGCACCGATGGCGCTGGCAACCTGAGCTGGGTGAATGGCCGCATGGTGCTTGAGACCGCCAAAACCGCAACCGGCACCAGTGTGGATTTCACCGGGATTCCGAGCTGGGTGAAGAAGATCACAATAATGTTCAACGGGGTGAGTACGAACGGGACAAGCAATGTTGTAGTGCGGCTCGGAACATCTGGGGGTGTTACAGCTTCTGGATATCTTTCGGGAACCGGATACATTTACGTTATTGCAAACAACACCCAGGCATTCCAGGAAACTACCGGCTTCTTGACTTGTGTATCAGGCTCGCCGGCAATGGTTTTTAGCGGGGCGCTTGTATTTACCAATCTTTCGTCAAATACTTGGGTGGCTGCGGGTACGTTGTATCGGTCGGATGCTGGTCAAATGCACATGCCCAGCGGCACTGTCACCCTCTCCGGCACCCTCGACCGCCTGCGCCTGACCACTGTGAACGGCACTGACGCCTTCGATGCGGGCAGCGTTAACATTCTCTACGAGGGCTGATCATGAGCACACTCAGCACCACTAACCTCAAGAACCCCAGCGCCGGCAGCAACAACATCGTGCTCGGCACGGATGGCAGCACCCGCGTCACCACACTGGCCGACAGCGCCGGCGCCAACACCAGCACGCCGGCCGAGATCGCATCAGGTCGCGCAAAAGCCTGGGTGAACTTCAACGGCAGCGGCACTGTGGCGATCAGGGCAAGCTACAACGTGAGCAGCATTACGGATAACGGGGTAGGAGACTATACGGTGAACTTTGCTGCGGCGATGGTGGATGCAAATTATGCAACGGCAGGTTCGGGCAGGTCTACTGGGATTTCAAATGGAGTTACCCTTGGCACCATAACCTGCTCAACATCAAATGTTCAGGTTAGCACTACCTCTGGTTCTGCCAATAGTGTCATAGACACTAATGATATTAGCGTCGCCATCTTCCGTTAATCCACCATGAAAACCTCACGCATTGTCTACAGGAACGAATCCGGCGGCGTATCCGTTATCACCCCCACTGGCTCCGTTGAGCTGGCACTGAAGGATGTCCCCGAGGGCGTCCCCTACGAGATCGTGGACGCCGCCGAGGTCCCGGCCGATCGCACCTTCCGCGGTGCATGGGTCATGGGTGACTGCTGCATCGATCACGATCTCGAGCGCTGTCGCGAGATCGGCCACGACAAACGCCGCGTGGCTCGAGCGGAGGAGTTCAAGCCCCACGATGAGCTGATCGCCAAGCAGATCCCCGGCGCCGATGCAGCAGCAGCTGAAGCGGCTCGCCAAGAGATCCGCGACCGCTATGCCTTGGTACAAGAGGCGATCGACGCAGCTGAAGATCCGGCGGCCATCAAGGCCGCTCTCGGAATCTGATGGCCGTCCGCAGCAAGCAAGGCGCCGCACGCCTCGACCATCAGCCGGGGGCACCTAAGACCACCCGTCAAGGGTTCGGCCAGCGCTCGCGGCCACGGCGCCGCGGGAAGAAGCCCCTCAGAGGGCAGGGCAGGTAATGGATCCTCAGGCCCGCGAAAACTGGCGACGCATCCGCGATCACCTCGAAGCCGTGGGGAAGACTGAGAATCACTACTACAGGCGCGCTCTTGCCATCCTCGCTGGAAGGCCTGATCCCTTCGATCGTTACGATGGGAGCGTGCCCGGATCAGCCGATGGCGGACGAACCTAAGACGGTCGGCGGCGTGTTCGCTGCTTCCCTCCCGGCAGCACTCGGCGCCGGCATGTTCGCCATTGGCGCCCTCCTCATTTCGCTTCAGGTGCAGTTCGCTCGAGTCGAGGCCACCGTGCAGCAGATGGCTCAGGCCGTCGAAGAACTAAAGACAGACAGCAAGGCAGAGCTCACCCAGCTGGATCAGCGGGTGCGCTCCCTTGAAATGCGCAAGTAACGTGAGGCCATCGACGTGGACATCATGAGCCCCGAGACTGCCGCCATCATCGCCATCGTCATCGCTGCCGGCAGCGAGATCATCGCACTCAGCCCGCTCAAGTCCAACAGCTGGATTCAGCTGCTGCTGCAGGCCGGCCGGCTGGTGTTCCCCAAGCGCCGCTAACTCATGGCCAACCCTGCACCGATCACGCTGGAGCAGCTCTTCAGGTTCTACCGGGGCCTCCCGCATCAGGCCGCAGCGATCGAGACCCTCGAGCAAGATCTCGCCACCAACGGCTACGCGGTCGCCATGCGGCGCGATCGGGCATGGTTCAACACATGGAGCCAGGACGGCAAACAGGCAGACCTGGCCGCTGCACTAAAGCTGATCAAGGATTTCGAGGGCTGCCACCTCGACGCCTACCCCGACCCGCTCAGTGGCGGTGACCCCTGGACGATTGGATATGGCACCACCCGCTACGGTGACGGCCGGCCGGTGAAGCGCGGCGACAAGATCAACGCGATCGAGGCTGATCTGCTGCTCCGCCAGGAGGTGGACCACATCGCCGCCAAGCTGCGCGCCACCGTGCCCTACTGGGGCGAGATGGCCGATCACCAGAAGTGCGCGCTGGTCAGCTTTGCCTACAACCTCGGCACCGGCTTCTACGGCGCCAAGGGCTTTGAGACGATCAGCAAGCGGCTGCGCGAGAAGGACTGGGCTGGCGTGCCTGATGCGCTGCTGCTCTACCGCAACCCCGGCACCAACGTGGAGGCCGGCCTGAAGCGGCGCCGCATTGCGGAAGGTGACCTCTGGGGCCGCGACAAGCAGACCACCGGTCCGGTCTCGGCGATGTTCACCCCCGAGTCGCCCTTCAGCTTCAAGATCACGCCGCACATCACCTACGGCGAGTTCGCGCTCGGCCAAGAGGCGCGGCGCTTCGATCATCAGCACCAGTGCGACACCGCCACCAAGCTGGCGCAGTTCCTCGAGAAGGTGCGCGCGCAGTTCGGCGGCCGGCCGATCGTGATCACCTCCGGCTACAGGCCCGCGGCGATCAATCGGGCAGCAGGTGGCGCCAGTCAGTCGGAGCACCTTTACAACGCCATCGGTGTGGGTGCGGTGGACTTTGCCGTGACCGGCGCGGACATCTACGCAGTGCAGGACTGGTGCGATCAGCACTGGCCCCACAGCCTCGGCTACGGCGCACCCAAGGGCTTCGTCCACCTTGGCATCCGCCAGGGCGGGCCTAGGCTCCGGTGGGTCTACTGACGATCGCGTGCCGCTTCCCGACTACGAGCTCCACCACCTCTGCCGCACCCACGCGATGGTGGTGCCGTTCGATCCCGAGCTGATCAACCCGGCGAGCATCGACGTGCTGCTCGGCGATCGCATCATGATCGAGGTGCCCGGCACCCCCGAGCTGCAGATCCACGGCATCCACGACCACACCGCCGAGGACCCCTATCTGCTGCAGCCGGGTGAGTTCTGCCTGGCGGAGACGCGCGAGATCTTCAACCTGCCGGACAGCGTGGCCGCGCAGTTCGTGCTGAAGTCGAGCCGCGCGCGCGAGGGCCTCGAGCACCTGCTTGCCGGGTGGTGCGATCCTGGCTGGCATGGCAGCCGGTTGACGCTGGAGCTCAGCAACGCGCGCAGGAAGCACCCCGTCGCGATCTGGCCCGGCATGAAGATCGGCCAGATGGTGTTTCACCGCATGGAGGCCATCCCTCACCGCTCCTATGCGGTCACCGGCCGCTACAACGGCGATGAGGCCGTCACCGCCAGCAAGGGCTAAGCTGACCTTGTTGGTGGAAAGCATACTCGGCGGCCGAAGTGACATCCGGCCGCTTTTTTATGCCATGGCCTGCAGCGCTGCCCTGCGCAGCCGGTGGATCTTGCCGGGGGCTTCGGCCGGGTCGTCCAGCTGGATCATGCGGAAGTCATCGAGGCCGTGGGTCTCGGCAAAGTGCTGCGCGGCGATGTGGGTGGTGAACGGCCCGACGTGCCAAGGGCCGATCTCGATGGCGTAGGTCATTTCAGGGATGGGTTGCGTTCGGCAGCGGTCAGGCTGGGGTGGTCGTCGTCGTCATCCTCGGGCAGATCCTCGGGGATGTCGTCGTAGTCGGGGTCGAGTTGGGTCATGGTGAGAGGGCCGCCGAAGCGGCCCGGCAGGGGTCAGCGCCCGAGGCAGCGGCTGGCGTGCTGTTCGGAGACCCAGCCGCCTTCCTCGCCAGGATCAGGCAGGGCTGCTGTGGGCAGCTGGCGCACCCAGACCATGCCGGGCTGGGGCTCGCGGTGGCCCTCGATCACCTCGGCCCACATCACGGCGCCGGGGAACCAGCTGGGCATGTGGGGCATGTCCACCCAGACCTTCTGGCCGACGTGGAGCGCTTCGCCCATCTGATCGAGAAGTTGAACCATGGCGTCCTCCGCCTGAACTGAAAGAACTATACGCCACCGGCAGCGCACCATCCCCGATCTGCCAAGCCCGTTCACAATCGTTCACACGGGTTTCCGTCGCTACCGTGGGCCAAGCCGGGGCCCCGCCCATGCGCGCGCACATCGCCGAGATCACCGCCAAGGTGCTCATCCGCAGCGACACCGACCCCGACCAGCTCCCCGCCGACCTTTACAGCCAGATCGCCGAGTTTATCCACTCAGAGGATGACCTCCTCGACCTGGCCATCGAGCTGTTCACCCTGCCCGAAGACATCGGTGGATCGGCACCACATTGATGAGACCCGGCTGGTCACCCGCAGATCCGCGCGCGATCAGGTGCTGCTCGCCTGGAGCTACCGCTGCGCATACTGCGGCGATGACCTCGGCCGGAGCCCGACGCTGGATCACGTGGTGCCCAAGGTCCACGGCGGCCTCACGGTGCGGGAGAACCTGATCAGCTGCTGCCTCATGTGCAACAGCCAGAAGGGCCACAAGGACTGGATCGACTGGTATCGAGCCCAGCCGTTCTGGTCCGCGATGGGCGAGTGGGCCATCGCGCGCTGGGTTGCAGGGCAGGGCTAAGATTCGGATCCAATGACTTTGGAGTCACTGGGCATTCCGCAGCGGGGAGGCTGCGGTGAGGCCGGCACCTCGTGAGGACCGGCCACCTCCCCACCCCATCACGGCAGGATCTTGGACGCCAGCCACAGCGCGAGGCAGCACGCCACGACGTAGCCCACCAGCAGCTGGATCATGAGGGGCAGCGTCATGGCTGAGGCAGCGGATTGATCACGGCATGATCGCCGATGATCCGCAGTGCAGCCCGGTTGTAGGCCTCGGCGGCCTCGCACTCGGTGGCGTAGGTGCCTAGGTAGTAGCGGCGGCCGCGGTAGCCCAGGGCAGCGCGCCACGGCAGCTTCGGATTGCTTGAGCGCGACACACCGCGGTAAGGGCTGGCGGCTCCGGCACGCTTTGGTCGGTTGGCCTGCGTGAGGTAGTAGGCCTCTGCGGACATGGTGCTGTGGATGTAGCCCATAGGGTCAGCGAGCGAGAAGGTGGTCTAGGTAGATCTCGGCCTGCCAGAGGTCGGAGCTGTAGCGGCAGGTGCCACCTGCACAGCTGCGGTAGTAGAGCTCCCCACCACCGGCTGGCTCGAGCGTTTCGATGTAGCCGGCGCCGCGATCATTGCGGCTCAGAACGATCGGCTCCGATGAAGACATCACACCGCGCGGCAAACCTGCCACCAGTTTGGCGAGCCTCAGGAAAGCCCAGCGCGCAGCCCTTCCGGGTGAGCTCCCACTGCTGGCAGTCCCAGCACATCCGCGGCGAGCTCGCCGGCCGGATCCGCAGCACCGCGGCCTGGTAGATGCGCTGAGCGCGCAGGAGCGCCTCCTGCAGTTGGATGGTGCCCGTATCAGCCTCCAGCTGGTGCTCGGCTCTGGGGCCGAGGTTCACCCGACAGTGCCACGTCCGGTCTGCACGATCGCAGAACAGCAGCAGCCGGCCGGCGTGGAGGCTGATCATTCGAACTCGCCGTAGGCCGGGGAGTGATAGAGCCGCTCGAGCAGGTGCGAGGCCGGTTCATCCTGCTGGCCGCTGGTCACGTAGCAGGCGACTTCATCACGCTGGTCCGCGGCGACGAACACCTCAGGCCAGTGCAGCTCCTTCACCACCACCAGGCTGGTGCGGTGGCTGCGCACCAGGATCCACAGCGCCAAGCGCTCGATCAGGTTCAGGCTGGGCAGCTGCATCATCCCTCCAGTTTGCCGATCAGGCGGTCGATGTACCACCGGCATTTCTTGGCATCCTCGAGCGAGTTGCCTTTGCACCAGAGCCGAAGCAGATACTTGAGCGCTTGGCCCTGCAGGTAGGCCGGCACCATGTGCGGCGCATCGGCCATGGCAGCCTCGATCACGTCGATCGCTTCCACCGGGCCGCGCTTGTAGTGGTCGGGGTTGATCGGGTCGGTCATTCGGTGAGCTCCCAATAATGGCTAGCCAGTTTCGTCACGATCTCACGCGCGGCGATCAGTTCATCGAAAAACTCCTGCGTCACTGCATACTCCGTCCCGCGGTGGCCGCAGTCGTAACACTTGCGGCGCTGACGGCGCACTTGGCCGTCATAGCTGCGCTCCGAGTTCTCGCACCGGAACCGGCCGCCACACTGCGGGCACTTCATCTCGGTAAACGGGCTGGGCATCACCGCCACCTGCCAAGCAGCTGGGCGCTGCACACCGCGATCGCCTGCTGCGCCAGCTTCTGCGTCATCACCGATTCGCTGCCATCCATCGCGCGGCACACCTTGCCGTGGAGCTCGGCATAGTCGGTGTCGCGGAAGTTGGCGGCGATGTCGCGGCAGAACTCCTGCCACAGGCCGGTGTAGGTGCAGCAGGTCCGGCTACTGCGCTCGTAGAGGGCTTCCATCATGTCGGCGCGCTGCTGGTCGAGTTGGACGCGGTTCATGGTTCTAGGTGTTGGCGGAGGTAGAGCAGCTCGGCGCAGAGCTGCTCGCGGTTGCGGATGCCGGCCACGGTGCGCAGCTGATCGATGCGGATGTCGATCATGCTCACCAGCCGGTGGCGCTCATCCTGCTGGCCCTGGCGGTAGGTTCCGCTGTCGGTGATCAGCTGGCTGATTCTGGCGCGCATGTCGGTCATCGTTCAGCCTCCTGCTGCGGCACCGGCAGCGCCCAGTGGGGGAGCCAGAACAAGGCTTCGTCAGTAAGCCACTGACTGCGCATTATTCGCCATCTGCCGCTGTAGGGAAGCGAATCGTGCTGCACCCATCCCCAGCACCATTGGCCTTGGCCATTGCGAGGGTTGACGCAGCAATCCTCCGGCCCCGGCAGGCGCTCATCCACCGGCACCGGCTCGATGGCGGGGCGGCCCCAGCGGGCGCAATAAGCGCCGTTGTGCCATGCAATCTGACTGACGCGGCGAGCGTGTTCCTCGCTGTCCTCACCATCAAGCGGTCGCATTCCGCTGCCTTCGTCGAACCACCAGCGCTGGAAGCGTTCCTCAATTTCCTCATCCGTCGGCCCCTGCGGCTCGGGCTGAGCCAGGGCGGCGCGGGCTTCTGGCTCCCACGATGGACTGTCTAACTGGGCGTGGCACAAGGCATCCGCTACCTGCTCCACCAGCGAGCTGCGCTCGGGCAGCCCGGCCGCCGCACGGATCTGCTCCGGCGTGGCGTTGTGGATCAGGTCCATGCACGCATGAAACCGGCGGTCGTTCTCCTCCTCGTCAATCGGCTCAGGCTGCTGCTGCGCGGCCTCCAGCCGCTCAATCCGCATCAGGTGCTGATCGCTCCAGCGCTGGAGGTTCTCCACGTCCTTGCCCCACTCCAGCGTGGCCAGGCGCATGGTCTCGTACTTGCCCTCCAGCGCCTCGACCCTGGCGCGGAGTTTGAGGATGGTGCTGTCGTACTCAGGGGCGCTTTGCTCTTCGAGCGCAGCCCATTGCTCGGGCGCTGCTTTGTAATCAGTCATGGGTGCGAAATGCGAACAGTTGCGATGCCGTCGAGCGGCACATTCAGGCGATGGGCAGCGCCGGCGCTCAGGTCGATCGAGCTGCAGTCGCAGCGATCGGTCACCGGCACAGTGAGCACACGGCCCTGGTGGCTGACCCTGACGCGTGTGTTGCATGGCAGCCATGGATGCGCCGCTGACACATCCCAGTGGCGGTAGGTGCCGCCGCAGTAGGTGACGCGGCCGTGAAACCAGCCGTCGTAGACGGTGGCGGTTACCTCCCTCGCTTGGGCCGGTAAGGCCAGCAGCAGGGCGGCAGCGAGAGCAGCGCGGATCACAGCACCTCCACGGCAGCACCAGGCCAGCGGGCCTCGGCGTAGCGGATGGCGGCGCGCTTTGTCTCGGCCTGCGTGATCCACGTCATAGAGCGGGCACCCTTGGGATAGACGATCAGTCGGAACTCCTTCGTGCGCGCCTTAGGCCGCGGGCGGCTGATGCCTTCGCCGTGCTGGCTCTGGTTCGGTTCGTCCTGCCATTGCCACGGCAGCATTGCTCCGGTGGTCTTAGCCATGGGTGATCGGGTGGGTGACGGTTTCGAGGTCGAGCCATTCGAGCTCAGACCACCACTGCAGCCACGTGTCGGCGGCGATCAGCTTGGCCTCGGTGAGGCTGGTGGCCAGCACACACTCGAGCACGTTGGCCGACCTGATCTGGAAGTAGAAGCGGCGGGGTGTCATTCGGGCAGCAATGCGAGGACAGAAAGCTGCGCATCACTTGGTTGATGCGTTTGCACATAACCACTGGCGCCCCACAGCGCCAAAACAGCCCTTCCAAAGCGAATGGGTAAGTGACGGGCGCCGTAATCGTCTTCGCACTGGATGATGTGATAGAGACGGCGCAGCTGCTCTGCCGTGGGGTATTCGTAATCAGTGGGCAGGCTTCGAGGAGTCATGGCTTCAGCGGCAGGTGTTCGGCTGCGCAGTTGTGGTGCGCCTTGACGGGCTCTTGCTTGGCCGAGTCGTAGCCGGCGGCGTAGAGGCAGGCCAGCAGCACCACGACGGCGATGCGGTTGATGATGGGGTTGGTGAGCATCATGCGAGCGCCTTGCGGACGCGGTAGCGGGACAGGTTGAGGCGGGTGGCGATCTGCTGCTGGCTGAGACCGGTGCGGCGCAGGACACGCACGCGGCGATCATCTGAAGCGGTCAGCCAGTCGATCACGGCGACCAGAAGCATCAGCGGGATCAGCAGCTTCCAGATCACCAGGAGAGTGGTGGCGAGCATGGTGGTGAAGTGGTGGGTGCCGGGCCAACCGGCGGTGCAGGCTTATTCAGGCCCTGTTGCGCTCGGGTTTTTCGACCTCGTGTGCGCTGTTCGGTCGGGAGGCTCCTCTTGGCTTTCGCCGGGGTGCTTCCGTCCGCCCCATGCAGTAATGATTGCACACCGCCGGCGGCGCATCGTTGCGCTGTTGCATGTGTTCACACTTGCCCCAGCCGGCGGACCCGGTACAGCCCGCCGCCGCTGCGGTACTCGATCAGACCCGCCTCCCATAGGCGGGCGATGCGCCGGCTGACGGTGGGCTGGCTGCAGCACCAGTGGCGACGCAGCACCTCCGTCTCGATGTGGCAGGGCCGCTCCGGCAGCAGCTGCTCCAGGTCGAGCCAGTCGAGCAGCGTGTCGGCAGGCACGCGGTCGCGGAGCGCCAGCAGTTCGGTGGTGGTGAGCATGGCGGTGGAGTGGGTGGCCTCTTCGGCCGTGCGCTAATCATGCCGGCCGTGACAGTTCTTCACATTGCTGCGGCGCGCCCTTGCCGCTGCCATGCGTTGCCGGTTCTGCTCTCGGCCGGCCGGCGACAGGCGCCAGCAGCGGGAGCACAGGGGGGCAGTGCGGCGGCTGCGCACCAGTCGACCACAGCTGGGGCATGGCTGCGGGGCGGCCGGGTCGGGCAGGCCACGCAGGCGGGCCCTGTAGCGACGTGTGCGCGCTGCGCTGGTGGTGGTGGCCATGAGGTGACGGGCGGGGTGACGGAGCGGCGCACAGGAGCGCCTGTGAGGCGTGTCGATCGTCGTGACGGTGTGAGACACGGGGCACGGCGTTGAGGCGCCCTACAGGGGCACGTAGCCCCAGGTGGCGCCCCGTGGGGGGGGGTCACCCGCGGGTGACCGTGTAGCCGTGTGCCTCGAGCAGCGCGATGGCGGCTGCGATGTCGCCTGCGGGGAGAGCCGGCTGGGCTGCCGGCGTGGCCAGCTCAGTGGCCAGCCCCCGGTAGAGCCGGGCGTCGGACTCAGCGAGATCGCGGAGCGTGGCGCGGAGCGTGTCGGTCATGACACCCATGACGTGTGGTGCGTGGGACCCCACCACTGTGTGCCAGACCGTCACGACATCGGGCACGTGGTCGGTTGGTACGGGCGTACCAGAACCGGCCAGATCCATTGCGGCGCAGTCGATCTCGGCAGCGTGTGCCGGTGACGTAGTGGCACACATAAGCAGGAACTGGCACACTCGCTGCACACGGGTTGCCCCTCAACTGGCACAAGGTCACCCGGTTCTGGTATCAAGCTGATACCAAGCACCGCCCGCTAGTACAGGCAGACCACCGCCCAGATACATTGCGGCGCAAGGGATCTCGGCAATCTGGTACAGCTGTACTTGTGAAGAACTTGTTTTCCACAGGTGGCACACTGCACTGCGTTACATCCGTTCACAATCGGGGGTGTGCGGATGTACTACAGGGCCAGATCCACTGCGGCGCAATGGATCTCATTGATAAGTAGAACGGGTGTTCTAGCTGTCGGCCCGCGGCTTCGGTCCCACCTGCCCAACCTCGGTGTGGCTCAGCGTCAGCGTCACCGGCACCCTGAGCACCGGTTTGCACGCGTGCCCAGCGCACCACCCCACCGCATACTGGCTCACCTCCGCCTCGGCCGTGAACCATGCGTGGCCGCAGTCCAGGCACACCCGCCGCCGCACCGTCTGGTCGGCAGGCTTGCTATTCGTCACCGCTGCCCGATGGCGGGGGCAGCTGCACTTCGGACACAACATGGGCACCATGGGGCAGTTCCGCCCCAGAACAATGGATTTCGGTCAGTGGCTGGCGGTTGAAATCCCGCCAGAAAAACAGTTCCAGATCGAGAAGCAGTGCCGCGACATCGAGCGCCACCCGCAGGTGGGGCCGCTCGCGGCGCAGCTCCTCAAGCAGTGCTACCACCAGCAGGAGATGCTCCAGGCCGCGGTCAATGAGATTGCGCGCCTGGAGCTCGAGCTGATGTGATCAGAACAGGTCGGCTTCGGTGATCTCGCTCACCACCCCACCAGTCGCCTGCGCGAGGCTGGCTGCAGCAGCTGGAGCCACCGCAGCCTCCTCGATCGCCTTCTGCACCTTGTAGTCGGGCTTGGCCACGATGCTGAGATACTTCACCCCGCTGCTGGCGGTCTTGGCCCAGCCGCTCAGCCGCACCGGGATCTCCTGCCGATCCCCTTGGGGCTGGGCATTCATCAGGTACTGGGCCAGCGCATAGGCCTGGTCGGCGGGCACGTTCAGCACGCCATCAAACTCGGGGTAGTTCTTGCCGGCCTCGTAGCGGTCGCCCATCCGCTTCTGCCAGTCGGCTGCGGATTGCTTGAACAGTGCGCCATTCACAGAGAAGCTCATCGGTTGGGTTGCGAGGGATTGTTTGGCAGGCCGCGCAGGTTGCGCTGTTCGTAGGCCACGACCTCATCCACGGGGTAGAGGACGCGGCCGCCGATCTTCACGAAGCGCGGCCCACGGTTCTGGCTGCTGCGCCAGTTGTCGAGCGTGCTGAGCGAGACGATATTCCGCCATCGAGCAGCCAGCTCGCGCGGGGTCAGATACTCAGAAGATGTCATCGTTCGGATCCTCTCCCACGGGCTCAGCGGCCACGGTCGGCTTCGGTTGCTTGATCTTGGCGTTCAGGTCTTCCAGCGTTGCCTTCGGCAGTTCAGGCTCGGCCGCGCGCACCGTCACCGGCTGCACGTCCACCACCTCCTCCTCGGTCTGGATGCCCACCAGCAGCTCGGGGATGTAGAGCCGGCCCCAGAACGCCGCGGCCCGGTAGCGAATCATCAGGTCGGGCATGGTCTGCCACTTGCTACCGCTCTTGGTGGACCACCCTTCCTTCTTCGCCATCGCCATGCTCACCACCGGCCCCTTCAGGTCGGCGCCGCTGGCCAACTCGGTGGCCACGCAGTAGCAGGCCAGGCTGTCGCCCGTGCCGCTGATCTCGTAGCGCAGCGGGCTGAAGCGGCCGCAGCCGTTGATCAGGCCGATGATGAACTGGCTCGACCAGCTAGGCCGGCCGTGGATGATGTGCAGGTTCTGCATCACCTGGAACGGGCTCATCCGCATCCGGCTGGCGATCTCGAGCGCCACCAGGCAATTCGCGAAGCCGTTCTGCCCCTGGAACTGCGGCGGGATGAGTGTCGAGCTGGCCAGCGCCTTCGCGATGCGTTGCGCATCCTCAAATGCCTGGATGCCTGAGAACACCGAGCCGCTCGAGCTGGTGGTCAATGCTGTGGATTCGGTCATGACTTGAGGGCCATCAGGATGAAGAAGGAACCGGCCGCCGCTGTCGCCAGCGATGCGTCGGTCAGGTGTGAGAGGAAGATCGCGCCGCACCAGGTGGTGATCACGATCAGGGCTAGGTTCGCGAGCTGGTCCATCAGAACGTCTCGATCTGCTCGGCCGGTGCCACCGGCACGCTGCCATCGGCCCGTGGGCGCATCCACGCCGGCAGGCTGATCGTCTCGATCTGGTCGCTGTAGGCCGGCCAGTAGTCGGCATCGCGGCACTCAGCCAGCAGCAGCATGTCGCGCGCAGCAGTCACCTGCCCAGCCGCCACCATCTCCGCGTCGGCGGCGTAGACGGCCACGGCATGGGGCGCCTTCTTCTCCACGCAGATGAAGATGAACTGCTCCGGCCGGCGGCCTGTCGCGCGCTCAATGCCGTCGAGATACCAACTGGCCTGCACGTGGTAGCGGAAGTTCGCGATCGACTTGCTGAAGCCTGCCGGGCTCGCATCCTCGGTCGTCTTCAGGTCCACGATCAGGCTGCCGTCATCGAGCAGCCAATCGGGCCGGCATTTGCACTCGAGCCCCGTGGCCTCATCGGTCCACATGTGGGTGGTCTCAGCCTTGCCCGGCAGCCCCAGCAGGTAGGCCGCAGCCGGGTGGCCATGCACCGCCCGGCCCATCGCCATCACCAGCTCGGCGTCGGTACGGCTGATCACCGTACGGCCCGCGCTCTCGGCCTCGAATGCTGCCCACGCATCCTTGCCCGCCTTGGTGCGGCGATCGATGCCCTCCGGCGCCGCGATGTAGCGCGCATCCCACTCGGGCAGCTCGAGGATGTGGGTATGCACCGCGGTGCCCAGCAGCATGGCCGCGGTCGGCTCGGGCTCCATGCGCTTCGGGTCCACGTACCGCGCCCAGTAGTGCAGCGGGCTGCGTGCCACCAGATCAAGGTGGCTTTTCGAAACCGCGCTGTGGCGGTGGTAGTCGGCGTTTTGCAATCCCTCGGCTCATTGGGGCTCCCACAACTTACCATCAGTTCCTCCCCCTTGCCGCTGCGTCCCGACAACCTCGGATACCACTGAGCCGATCGCGGGTCTAGTCCTATGAGTCTCACTCTCCGTCCCTATCAGCACCGGGCCATCTCAGATCTCCGTCTCGCCTTCCGCGACGGTGCGCGCGCTCCCCTGCTCGTGCTGCCGACCGGTGGCGGTAAGACCATCGTGATGGCCGAGATCATGCGCGGCATTGCCGACCGTGGTCGCAGTGCCATGGTGCTCGTCCACCGCCGTGAGCTGATCGCCCAGACCAGCCACAAGCTGCAGCTGGCAGGTGTCGAGCACGGCATCATCGCCGCAGGTGTCAGTGCTGCAAACGCATCAATTCAGGTCGCATCGGTGCAAACGCTCGCCCGCAGGCTGGACAGCATCACAGCCTCCCCTGATCTGATCCTGATAGATGAGGCGCACCACGCCACCGCAGGCAGCTGGGAACGCGTGCTCGGCCACTGGCCGGACGCCCTTCGCCTTGGAGTTACCGCCACACCCGTTCGGCTGGATGGCCGCGGATTATCAGCAGTCTTCGACCGCCTTATCTCGGGCCCGTCTGTCGCGGACCTCGTTTTTGTCGGTTTTTTGACCAGACAGACAATTTATGCACCGCCAGTTGTGGCTGACTTGTCACAACTTCGTTACCAGGCCGGTGAGTTCGCGGCAGATCAAGCTGGTGCCGCCATGGATCGCCCCACCGTCACTGGTGACGCGATCGATCATTACCAACGGCTAGCAAAAGGCCAGCGCGCCATTGTTTTCTGCTGCACTGTTCAGCACGCGGAGAACGTTGCAGCGCAGTTCCTAGCTGCTGGAATCCCGGCCGCCACACTGCTCGGCAGCACACGGCCAGAACTCCGCGATCAGGTGGTCCAGCAGTTCGCTTCCGGTCAGCTCCAGGTGTTGGTGACCGTTGATGTGGTCTCAGAAGGGTTCGACATTCCCGCCGCAGGTTGCGCAATCCTCCTCCGCCCCACCGCCAGCCTGGGGCTCTACCTCCAGCAGGTGGGCCGTGTGCTCCGGCCAGCCGAGGGCAAGGATGCAGCGATCATCCTCGATCACGTTGGCAACGTCCGCCGGCATGGTTTCCCCGATGACCACCGCGACTGGTCCCTAGACGATCGACTCCGCACTCGCCGCGGCTCCGGCCAGGCTGCGCCATCGGTGCGCACATGCCCCCAGTGCTTCGCTGCCTTCAAGCCGCAGCCTCAGTGCCCAGTCTGCGGTGCTGAGTGTGCGCCACCACCGCGGGAGCTGAAGCAGGTAGCTGGCGAACTGCAGGAGCTGCGCAGGGAAGCCGTCCGGCAGCGGAGCGCTGAGCGCAAGAAAGCCCGCACCCTCCAAGAGCTGATCCACGTCGGCCAAGCACGCGGCATGAAGAACCCGGTCGGCTGGGCTAAGCACGTCTACTTTGCCCGGCAGCAGCGCGCATGATCGTGGCCAACGCCGAGACCACCCTCCAGCAGCAGATCCGCCTGGCCGTTGGCACCAGGCCCGACACCAGACTGTTCCGCAATCAGGTGGGCAGCCTCCCCGATCCCCGCACCGGCCGGCTGGTCACCTTCGGCCTGGCCCGCGGCTCTGCTGACCTGATCGGCTGGCGCACCGTGGTGGTCACCCCCGACATGGTGGGCCGGCGCCTGGCCTTGTTCTGCAGCATTGAGATCAAGACCGCCACCGGCCGGATCCGCCCCGAGCAGCAGGCATGGCTCGGTGTGGTCCAAGGCGCGGGTGGGATTGCTGCAGTGGCGCGTTCTGTTGCAGACGCTGAACTGGCTCTTTCCAACCTGCCTACCTAGTCCCTAAACTCCGAGAGCCCATAGGTCCGATGAATGACCGCCCACCCACTCCTCGCTCATCTTGACCTCCTCCCTGACCATTGGGGCCTAGTCGCAGTCGGCAACGACAAGCGCCCCTACCAGCCCGAGTGGCAGAAGCATCCCCTCGACAAGCAACAGCTCAGCGCTGAGATCCAGTCCGGCCGTGCCGTAGCCGTTGGCGTGGTCGCTGGTCCGCAGTCCGGCGGCCTGCTGTTCGTCGATCACGACGGCCTCGGTGCCTCAGAGGTGCTCGAGCAGATCGGCGCGCCCCTGCGCGATCTCCCCAAATCCTGGGGCGTCACCTCCGGCCGTGATGGCCGCCTCCAGATCATCTACCAGGTGCCCGAGCCCTTCTGGGCCACCATTAAGACCACCAAGCTCCGATCCTCGATCAAGGGCGAGCAGCTCGAGCTCCGCTGGGCTGGCTGCCAGTCCGTTGTCGCTGGCGCACACCCCATCACCGGCGCCTACCGGTGGATTAAGGGCCGCTCACCCGCAGATCTGCCCATCGCAGAGGCACCCTCCACCCTGCTGCAGCAGATGCAGCGCCATCAGCCAGATCCGGCCCCGCTGCTGCGCCTCCCCGAGACCGACAGCAGCCGCGCGCGTGATTTCCTCGACCGCATCCCTGCAGCAGATGCCGACGACTACGACGCCTGGGTGAAGGTCGGCATGGCCCTCCACAGCGTCGGCGATGACAGCCTCCTGCAGGACTGGATCCAGTGGTCTGCCATCTCGGGCAAATTCGAGCCCGGTGTCTGCAATGCCAAGTGGCGCACCTTCAACGCGTCAGCTGGTGGCGTCAGCCTTGGCACCCTTGCCCATATGGCCGGCCATGAAAAGAGCCGCCCAGCCTCCAGGTCTGAGCGGGCTCAGTCATCCCACCCACTGGGACAGGACAAGCCTATGGCCAAGCCGGACAAGCTTCTGAAACTCGAGTCCAATGAGCTGCTCCAGCTGCTCCGCCAGCAGCTCGGTGAACGCATCCGTTGGAACATCTTCACCAAGGCGATCGAGCTGGACCAGAAGCCCATCGAGCACATCGAGCACTTCTACCTCCAGCTTTCACAGCAGGGCGTCAAGGTCACCAAAGATCTCGCCGCTGATGCCGTCCACGTCGTCGCACTTGAGAATCCCCACGATCCGGTCCGCGAATACCTCGAGCACGTCGCCGATCACGTCCCACCGGTGCCGATCAACCACCTCGCCACGGCCTATCTGCGCCCCACAGACAAGCCCGGCAGCCTCTACGACGCCATGCTTAAGGCCACGCTGATCGCAGCCGTCCGGCGCGTATTTGAACCCGGCTGCAAGCATGACTCGGCCTGTGTGCTCATGGGACCGCAGGGCTGCGGCAAGTCCACCTTCTGGCGCAACCTCGGCGGCCTCTGGTTCAGCGATGCCCTGCGCGACATCGGCAGCAAGGATGACCTTATGGTGCTCCACCGCTCGTGGCTAATGGAGTGGGCCGAGCTGGATCACATCACCGGCCGTAAGCACGCTGGCCAGATCAAGGCATTTCTGACCCAACAGACCGACCTATTCCGCGCCCCCTATCAGCGCACCACGGAGTCCTACCCACGGCGCTCGATCATCGTCGGCAGCACCAACCGCGACACCGGCTTCTTGGTGGACGACACCGGCAACCGGCGCTTCTGGGTGATCCCCGTCACCGCCGCCCCGCACATCCCCGTTGATGGCCTGCTGCTCGAGCGCGATGCCATCTGGAGTGCAGCGGTGGCCGCCTACCGCAACGGTGAGCCCAACCACCTCGGCGCCCAGCACTCCCAGCAGGTGGATCAGGAAAACCAGTCCTACTTGGTGGACAGCCCATGGCAGTCGGCTATCGAGGAGTGGCTTAACACCCATCACAGGACCATCCGGCCCATCACCAGCGAGCTGCTGTTGACCGAGGCGATCGGCAAGCCGGTGGAGCGCCAGGGCCGTGCCGATCAGATGCAGGTAGCGTCCAT